ACGCCACTGAGCTTTTACTCGGTCCACACTTCCTAAAGTCGTGTGGAGCCGGCTGCCTGCAAACCGAAACAACAGCCGCGCCGGATGCGTGGCACCAGGCACAGTCCCCCCGAAAGGTGGCCGCCGGTGACTGCCGGCGGCCCAAGTCCAGGGAGGAAAAAAACGCAACAACTCGGATCGCGAGATCAACTCATTGAACAAATCAATTGGTCATGAGTTTACGGCTTGCCTATTGCCACCGCCGGTTGGCGGGGTACACTGAACGGTACTCAGCGCCGCATCGCGGCGGCGCATGAAATCCCTGATCTTGTCGAGGCGTCTTGTTGTGAGTGATTTTTCTTTGCGAATGCGGCTGACCATGTGGTTGTCACGGGCCACCTCGCGGCCAAATGCCGTTTCCGACATGCGGTGCCGCAGGCAGAACGCCTCGATCTCCTTGAGCAGTTTTTCGGCCGTGTTCATGGGTCCGATCATCCCCGACAACCAATCAACTAGCAGCGCGGTGCGGTGCGCCGCAGTGCTCGACGGACGCATCTGGAACAAAATCCGTCGCCGTCACCACACCGCCGGTGACGTCCGAAATTCTCGTGAGTTTCTTCAGGGACGGCATCCGCTCGCCGCTAATGTACCGACTCACCGTAGAAGTGTCGGCGCCGATCAGGGCGCCGAATTCCTCCTGGGTCTTCCCGCTTTGCTTGAGCCAGTCTCCCAGTCTCATTGACGGTGTCGCTCCTAAAATTCTGATCGCCGAGTCATTTTCGACGCAAATCAATACTTGCCGCAAAGGCAATTTTTGTCAACATGGTTTGCCTATTGGGCCGTAGCCGACTCTTTAGCGCCGCACAAAATGGCGCTATGCCTGATAATCGGATCAAATATTTGCGCAAGACGCGCGGCTTGACGATCGAGGAGCTGGCGGAGCGCGTGGGTGTCTCCGCCGGACACCTTTCGCGGCTCGAAAACCAGCGGCGCGTCCTGTCCGTCGAGAATGCGGAGACGATCGGCATGGCACTCGCCTACACAACCGAGGAAGTGCTCGGCTTCGAGCGGCAGGAAGGACGTCCGAACGGGGGTTTCGGCGAAGGCGATCTCGCCGACTACGCGGCCGGACCAAACGACCCGTTTCAACGCCTGGCCGGGGAAAACGAGTACCTGCTCACCGTCAAGAGCAATGTCCTCGACCGCGCCGGCTATCACCGCGGCGACGTCGTCGTCGTCGACGGCGGCGCCGAGGCCTGCCGCAACATTAAGCCGTTGACGCCGGTCCGCGCTCAATACCACCCCGACCCGGAAAACATGTTGCACGCGGTGACGATATTCAGGCTGTTCGTCCCGCCAAGCCTGCTTATTACGAACTCGAGCGAGCGCAATCTTCCGATGCTCGATCTCTCCAGCGACGACGTGCAGATCCTCGGCGTCGTCAAGTCGATGCACCGCGCCCTGACGGCCTAACGGCCTCGATAAAACCTCCGCCCAGCGCCTCATCGCACCAGACCCGTGCGTCGACGTTGTCGTCCGCCGCTGGAGATATCATCTGGATTGACTTTGCCCTATAGGCAACTTTTGCCTTGACTGTATTTGCCTCAGAGGCAATATTCAGGCCGCACCAACCAGCCTGAATGTGTCGCGTAGGGCCACAGCAACAAAGGCACCACCCGATGACCACCAACACCAAAGCGCTCGCCATTTCCGCCATGCTCAAGGACTGCACGCCGGCCGATCTTATCAACGTCATCGCCATGGCTTGCGATGAACTCGATGGCCGCGAGGTTGCCCGTGCCGTATGCGAGCACACCGGAAGAATTGGCCTTGAGTGCGATGATCTCGAAAGCATCATTGAAGCTGTCAATGCAACACCAGCCGAAATCACCGGCGCAGAAGCTCAAGGCGTGCCGGCATGAGCAGGCCAGAGGCCACAAAACTGGTTGAGCAGATCCGCGCGGCATCGGAGGCGCTGCGCGGCATCGGCTGCACCGAACCCCTGCGCGATGTTCTCGAGCAGGAAATCAACGCGCTCGAGCGGCCGACCGGCAGGGAGCTGCCGCCGGCATTCACGATCCAGCGCACCATTGATGCGCAGCTTGCGGCGTGGCCTGAAACCACCCCCGACTCGATCGTTTATGGACTGGTGCGGGCACTCGGCAATTTCATTGCATCACGGTGGGAAGGTGAGGACGCATTGAGCCACGCCAAGGTTGCAGGCGGCATCCTCGAGCGCAACGTTAAGCGCATATGCGCCGCTGCGGCGGCTGAGGAGGTGCATTGATGGCCACGGCAGCCGATCGCAATGAGTGGACGTGCTCAGGCTTTGAGGCATTGAGAGCCGGTCAGAGCTTGGCCAGTTGCAAACATCCTGAGGGCAGCGAGGCGCGGCGTGAGTGGCTCAGCGGTTGGGAAACGGCCGCCCTTGGTGCGGCAGCTGACGCGGCGCAATCGGCAACGATCGTGGCGGCCATGCCCTACATTATCGAGGCGCTCGATCAGGGTGACTTTCTGGCTCGCATGCTGCAGGGCAAAAAACTAACGCCTCGAGATCGGCAGAACATGGTGGCGGCAGTGCATGCCTTGCAGGCAGCGCGCTCAAAGGTCACCAGCTGAGATGGCCGGCGTTGAAGAGAGCACGGCGCAGGGCGGCGCTGAGTGCGGGGTTGTAAACTCTTCAGCGCCGGTCATTCCCTTGAGCGACCAACTGGCCTGCGTGGCCCGCGAGATCGCGATGCGCGAGCGCGTTTACCCAAACCTGATCAATTCCAAGCGCATGACGGCCGCCAAGGCTGAGGCCGAACTGCAGGCGATGCGCGCGGTGATGCGCACCCTCGAGTGGCTGCAGGCCAATGAGCTGCGCATCAAATCCAAGGTTGACATTATCACGCGCGTTGAGAGTGAGGCAGCGTTTAGGGCAGCCCTCGAGGCGTTCCCTGGTGCCGAATTAACCCACGTCACCGAAACGGGAGAGCAACCCTATGACCACGAATGAAACACCAGCGATCGAGAGCACCAGGCTGCGCGAGGTGGCCTTTGCCGATCTCATCGCACCCGATGAAATCAACGCGCGTGCCGGCGTCTCGAGCCGCAAGAGCATCCAAGGCCTCGCTGCGGCGATCGAAGCCAAAGGCATCATCAATCCGCTAGTGGTGCGGCCGGCCGATGGTGGCAAATTCGAGGTTGCTGATGGCCGCCGGCGCTTCAAGGCCATGCAGCTTTTGGTGCGCGAAAAAAAGATGAAGAAAAAAGACTTGGTGCCGGTGATCGTGCGCAACGAGGATGACGCGGAAGCGCTCGAAACCTCGCTGATGGCCAACACTGAGCGCGAAGATATGCACCCGGTTGAGCAGCACTCAACATTTGCCCGGCTGATCGAGCGCGGCCGCACTGAGGCAGACATTGCCGCCACCTATGGCCTCGATCCGCGCACCGTCAAGCAGCGTCTGGCACTCGGCAAGCTGGCGCCGGCCATCCGCGAGGCCTGGCAGGCGGGAAAAATAGACGCTGAGGCGGCGCAAACCTTCACCATGCACGACAATCATGAGGTGCAGGTGGCCGCCTTCGATCGGCTTAAAAGGGGCAGGCACATCATCGACCGGCACAGCATCAGGCGCGAATTGGCAAGCGAGCGGGTGCCGGCTTCAGAGGTGCCGCCGGCCGTGCTCGAGAAATATCTCAGCGCCGGCGGCACCATCACGGAGTCGCTCTTCGATGATGAGCGCTTTGTCGATGACGGCGCGCTCATCCGCAAGCTGCGCATCGAGGCCAACCAACAGCGGATTGCTGAGGCGCACGCCTGGCTCAAGGGCCAGGGTTGGGGTTGGGTGGCTGCGGCCACCGATCTGCCAACCGAGTGGCGCTGGCAATGGGAACGCATCAGGGTTGAGTTTTCGGTGTCGGCCGAAGAGCTCGAGGCCCAGCGCCAGATCGAGGCGCAGATTGAGACGCAGATTGAGACGGAGGAAAACCACGCGGCGGTGGAAGAGCTCGAGGCCAAACTTGCGCGGCTGGAACTGCAGGCCGAAATTGACCAATTCACACCAGAGATGAGGGCGCGCTCTGGTGCCGTCATCGAGGTCCAAGCCTGGAACGGCCAAGTCGGCATCGCAATTGGCTTGGTGCGGCCCAGCGCCGATGGCACCGCCGATCTCGAGAGCGTCATCACCGCCAAAGAGGCAGCAGCGGTGACGCCACAACCGGCCGGCGATGACGTGCCGCTCGAGAGCGAGCCGGAAACCGGCCCGCTGATTTCAACGGCCCTGCTCAGAGACATAACGGCCGCCCAAACCGGCGCGGCGTGTGCGGCACTCGTCAACGGTCACGGGCACCTGGCGCTGTGCGTGGCGGTGGCTGCACTCGCGGCCAACAGTTATGGCTCACCGGCCAAGATACAAATCACCCATGAGGCGGCCCTGCCGCGTGAGATTGGCGCCGATTTTAACACTGTGCTCGAAAGGCTGGTGACTTTGCCGCTTGCCGATGTGCTCGAGCACTTCACCAAGCAGGTGGCCCAAAGCCTCAACCTCGAGGCCTTCAACAACCAGGCGCCGCGTGAGCCAGCTGAGGCACTGGTGGCCGCACTCGATGGCGAGCTCTACTTGCGCGAGATGCGCGAGCGCTTCGCCATTGACGATTATTTCAAGCGTGCCCACCGGGATCTGATCGTCAACGCCATTGGCGAGATGGAAGAGGCCGGCATCACCGGGCCAATTCCAGATGATGCGATTGACTGGAAAAAATCAGCCCTTGGTGAATTTGCGGCCAAGCACGCGCGCACCAGCGGGTGGCTGCCAGTCGAGCTGCGCCACCCGGCCTATGAGCTGCATGTCAAAGAGCAACGCCGCACCGGCAAGGATGCGGCAGCTGAGCAGTCCGGCGAGGTGGCGGCATGAGCGACAATCAAATCACCGATGCGGTGAAGGCGCGCTTGCTGCGCGAGGCTGAACAAGAAACGTTTCTTGCGATTGCCTGTGTGCCCAACAATGCCGGCATGCTGGTGCTGGTGAGAGTGCTGGCCAAGCTGATGGTGCGCGTGGCGTGCCGAAAGAACCCGCACAAGGTGCTCGATCTGGTGCGCACTGCGATCGGCGCCGCTTTCGTTCATGAGTTTGGTGAGCACTTGCGCCGGCAGGGTGAGCGCAGAAAAAAGATGAACTGA